GACAGGTCGTGCCGGGTATTGCCGGAGGGTGACTGCAGCACGCCCGCCGTGAGCGTGCCGGCATCGGCCGAGAGCACGGACAACTGCGTGACGCGCAGCTTGGCCGTGGTGATCGTGCCGGCGAACATCGCGTCTGTCGTGACGGAATTCGCCTGGATGTCCGCACCGTCGACTGCGCGCGTCCACGCGCTGCCGGTGTAGCGGTAGAGCTTGCCGTCGGCCGTGAGAAACACCATGCGGCCGGCGAAGAGGTTCGTGACCGGCAGCGAGGCGACGATTTCGTACCCCACGTAGGAGCGCGAGAACGCGACCGTCTCGGTGAGCGTGTTGCCCGAATGCACCGCCTGCACGGTGATCGAGCCCACGTCCGCCGTGAGCGCCGTGATCTGGTAGTAGCCTTTCGGCTGGCCGTTGATCGGCGTATCGGCCGCCGTGTTGATCGTGGCGCCCGAGACGCCCGAACTGGCCGAGATTGCAAAGGTCGTGGCCGCCGTCACGTCGGTCGCGCCCTGCCACACGGAGGCCACGCCGTTTGCATCGGCGTAGTTCGTCACGGTGCCGTTCTGGTACGCCTGCAGCGGGATCGTGCGCCGGGTGAGCAGCAGGGTATAGCCGGCCGCCCCCGTGGCGCCGGTTGCGCCCGTGGCGCCCGCGGTGCCGGACATCGACGAGAATGCCGTCTCCGACACCAGCGCCTCGTCGCCCGCGAGGCTGTAGAAGAACTTGATCGCGACGACCGAGGTTCCTTCGTTCACCGCCGTCACAGTGACGCGCGAGCCGTTGAGGTCGCCGCCCGAGTGCGTGCCGGCCGCGCCGGTGATGGTGCCGTCCGATGCGCGCGTCAGGACGTGCGCGACGCGGGCGACTTCGGCACCGCCCTGCACGAAGGTGCAGTCAAACTGCAGCGTGGCATCCGAAGGTGTCCACGTCGAGCCATCCGAGCCGCGCACCCACACCAGCGGTCCGTCGGCCTCGATGTAGCCATAGACGGCATTCTTGCCCGTGTCGGCCGTGCCGTCGGCGACATCCACTAGGCTGATTGAGTCGTAGACGTTGCCGCTCGGCCCGTCCTTCAGGGTGAGGATCGCCGCGCCGGTGATTTCCGCCGCTGTGTAGGTGACGGAATAGCCCTTGGCCGTCGTGCCTTCGTAAATCTGCACCACGCCCGAACTGAGCAGCACGTCATTGCCGCCGAAGACCCTGTGTGCCTCGACGCGCAGCGAGCCCGTGCCATTCTTGATCGCGGTGCCGTCGAGCGGTTTCAGGTAGTAGAGCGAGGCGTCGGCGCCCTGCGGGCCGGGTCCGCCCTCGATCTGGATCGGCAGCTGCCAGACCCAGTTCTCGCCCGCATGCGCGCGCGTGCCGACCGAGGACCACAGCAGGTCCGAGGTCACCGGTACCGAGTCGACATCCGTGGACCAGCCCGACGGCACGCCCGCACTCGGGGCCGGGGTGGCCGGCTGCGAGGCCGAGCGCTTGAATACGATATCGACACTCGCGCCGTCGGCGAATACGCGCACCGGCGTCGACCAGTCGAGCACGTCGTCCGTGCCGGTCGCGCCCTCGGCCGCGGCCACCGCCGCCGACGCCCAGGCGGGCGCTGAGCCCGTGGGGATCGTCTGCGTCCAGCCGTCCGGGGCCGTGAGCGTCTGTGTCGCGAAGCTGTAGCTGCCGCCGCTCGGGGTCGACGGTTGCGTGTCGCTGCGCTGGAATATCGTCAGTTCCGCGACCGAGAGCCCCGGCGTGCCGGTCGGACCCGGCGTCCCGCCGCCCGACCCGCCGGCCGCGGCCGGAATGCCGTCCTCGGCCCAGACCTGCGCGCCGTCGGCCGTGTGCAGCACCACGCGATAGTCGTAGCCGGCGTCGGGGTCCAGGTAGATCGGGCGGAACTCGCCGTAGCTGTCGGCCACGACCGGATTGGCGTGCGGCACGGTGAGCGCGCTGTCGGCGTAGGTGGCCGCGAGCGTCGATGTTCCCGCGCGATACACATACAGCCGTGCCCCGGCGAGCATGAGGCCCGCGGCATTGACGGCGCGAAAGCGCGGGGTGTAGAACAGGCTACCGGACATGGGTAACTCTCAATAAGACGTGAGACGCGAAATACTCTGGGCGCTCATCCTCGCGCCGTTCGTCAAGGTGCTGATCTCGGACGTGTATCTATTCCTGCGAAAGCAGGTACGCCGGCACAAGCGAGCCAAGCCCGGCGCGTGACGGCGCCATGAGCAGATTGCGCAGCGCCGGCTGCGTGATCCCCTGAGACAGATAGTTCTGCACGAACGGCGAAGTTGCGGCCATTCCACCCGCCTTCGGCAAGGCCCAGGTCGCAAGCGCGATCTTCGCCGCCGTCTCGGGGTCTCCGGATAGCGCGTAACCGCCCGCGCCGATCGCTGCGGGGATCGCGACCTGTGCGGCCGCTCGCGGTGCCGTCCCGGACTGCGGGAACCGATCGACGACCGTGGACCCGGCGCGCGCCAGTTTCGCGAGTTCGACGTCCCCCTTGCCAAAGCGCATAGAATTGCGCGTGTACTTGTTCGACTTGAGCCGCGCGGCGAGCGCCGCAGGCGTCACGCGCCCATTGGCCGTGGTGTCCGCCACGTCCGAAATCGCCATGAGGTTCCGGTACTGAGTGCGGGCGAGTTTGAGCCGCGCGAAATCGTCCGTGCCCTTCGTGGCTCGATGGAGCGCATCGTCAAGAATCTCGCGCAACTCGGCCGCGTACGGCCCGATGTTCTGCTGCCGGGATAGATTGTCGAGCGTCGTCTTGACGTGCTTATAGGCCGTCCCGTCGAGCTTCCCGCCGGTCGCCGTGACTGCCTGCCGGATTGTCTGAATCTGCATGCCGATGCGCGGATCGTTGAGCAGTTCCATGCCGGCGCGGCGCTCGAGCGCGTTCAGTGCATTGGCCGTCTGCGTGTCCATCACATCGAGCGAATAGCGCTGCGCGATGTCGTCCATCACGCCACCAATCCGCCGCTGCGCTGCGCCGAGGATTTCTGGCGTGGCCTGGTCCGCGTTGACTCCGGCCGTGCGCAAAACCGCGCGTGTGTAGGAATCGCGGAAGCGCTCGCCCTGGCGCGCCATTGCCGCAGCGGAGGCCGGGTTGTCGCCCAATGTCCGCTCGATGGACTGAACGGCTTTCGATCCGGTCCGCTGGCCCGTCGAGAGTGTGACGCCTTTGGACTGGAGCAGCGCGACGGCCTTATCCTCGGCCGCGTTGAGCACAGGCGCGACGGGCTGCGCAATGCGCCCGATGAGGTTAAAAAGCCCCTGTCCAGCACCGCCCGCCAACGCGCCGAGGCCCGCATTCCACCCTCGACTGTCGCCTGCGCCCACGGGCTGTGTCGCGCCCATTGCGCCGCCGATCAGCGCGGACCCGACAACCGTATTCGCGCCCGGGATCAGGGCTGCCGCGACGGCCGGGACGATGGCAGCCCCGGTGTAGCCCGCCTGACCCGCCCATGTGCGCAGTGTCGGGTCCATCTTGCGGATATCGGCCTGGCTGCGCAGTAGTGCCGAATACTCGGCCGCCTGCGGGTGCCCCAATCGTTCCTGAACACCGCTCGCGAGTTGCGCGGCCCCGAGTGCCACATCGCCCATGAACTTGCGCGCTGGCGAGCGCCAGTTGGCCGCCGGACTTATCTCGATTCGGATTGACCGGCCGAGTCTGCGGTCCTTTGGACGGCCCCGCCGTGTTTGCACGGATCGCCGCGACGATCTGCGCATCGGACATGCCATCCGGAAATTCGACCTGACCGAAGCCGGGGACTTCGATGATTTGCGGCATTATTCGATTCTCCCGGTCTCCGGGTTGAACCGGCGTACCGCGGGCGCACTTGCACCCTCGGGCGCCTGGTCACGACGCGCCTTGCTTTGTGCCCGCGCAACCGCAGCACCGACCACGCCGCGCAGGTCGCGAATGGCCGCCTGCGCGCCGGCGATCGATTGTTTGCGCTGCGCGAGTCGCGTAATGGCCGCGGTCGCCTTCTCGCCTTCCTTCTCAGTGATCTGGCCACCGCCTTTCAGCGTGTTGAACGCTTCGAGGAACGCCTTGCCCTGGATCTGTTCCCAGATGGCAAAAGCGTCCGCCTGCTCGGTGCCGGGGATTACGGGCGCGAGCGAATACGCCCCCCATAGCCGATTAAAACCGGGCGCTTGCTCGAGCGCATCCAGTGTCCCGAGCAGTTCCGTCGCGTTGGCCTCGATCCGCGGCAGGTCCCCGGCCGCTGCGGTGCGCGCCTTGGCTGCCTCGCGCGCTTCAACCGTCGCGGCCGCAGCCTCCGGCGTGGCATTGGCGCGCTTCATGTTCAGGAAGGCCGCCTTGTCCTCTGGCGACAGACCTGCAAACCATTCGTAATTGCGTTGATCTGTGGTCGGCTCGACGAGGGACGCGGGGCCGCCGCCCGCCCGCTGCGGTATCTGCACGGAGCCGGGCACCACGCCCTTATCGCCGAACAGGTAGGAGTAGCCATCCTGTTCGACGACCTCGGGGCGAGCGACCGGCGCGGGCGCCTGCTGCGCCTTCTCGTGCTCCATGAGCACGCGCGTCGTCTGCGGGTCGATGCGCGCGAGCGCGCCCCAATCCTTGCGCGCATACGCCTCGTCCCAAAGCCGCTCCTCCTCGTCCTCCTGCGCCGCCGTGGCGGCCGCCTGTTCACGCTCGAACGCCAGTTCGTTGTTCCGCTGCTGCATCAGCGCGTTGCGGTAGTTGTCGGCCACCTTCGTGCGCATCGCCTCACGCAGCGTGTCGCCGAACTGCGCCACGTAGGGCCGCGCGATCATCGGGTCGACGGGCATGGTCAGCCTCCCGGCAGCCGGTAGCCGCCTGAATACGGGCCGTACGGCGAGTACGGCGACGTCTGTCCAGTAGGCCGCGACTGCAGGTAGCGGTTCCAGATGTACATATCGCCGATGCCCTGCACGCCCTGCCCGAGCGCATTCGTCACGCCGAGCACGCCCGAGGCGCGGGCATCGCCGACATTCTGTGCGGCCGCGCCCGCCTGATTGCTGTAGGTCGTCGCAGTCTGTTGCGCGGCCGTGTCGCCGCCGCCCGCGAGCCGCATCCGCCGGTTGAACCAGTTGTCGAATTCGCCCGCGGCCAGATTGCTGTTGAATTCGCTCAACGCCCGGAGCGCATTGCCCGAGGCCGCGCCGCCACGGGCCGCAAAGCTGTTGCCGATCGCGCGCGTGCCCTCGTCGCGGCGGAACTGGTAGTCGGGCGACGCTTGAAAGGCCGCGAGGCCCGTCGGCGCCGCAGTCTCGGAGGGTGTGGCAGGGGTGGCGGCCGACGACTTAACGCCCGCCTGAAGTCGCTGGATGTCGGCCATCGTGAGCCCGGCGCGCATCAGGCGCTTGAGACCTTTCTTGCCCGGCGCGCCCAAGGTGCCCATCTGCGCGATGTCATCGAGGCTCGCGCCCTGCTTGATGTACTTCGCCACGTTCTTGTAGGTGATCGGCGTCGCGGTGCGCGCGAGTTCCGCACCTGTCGAGTACGGCGCCGACGTATAGCCGAACATGCGGTTGATCTCATCGAGCGCCTGATAGCCGGTCGAGCGCAGCGGCTCGGAGATGCCCAAGCCCATGAGCATATTGCGCCGGGCAATCTCCTGCTGCTGCCGGGCCGCGCGCTCCTGCGCATTCGCGGCCTCATTCGCGCCGAAGGCCCCGAGCAGCGCGCTTGCGCCCTGGGCGATCGCCATGCCGGTGACTGGATCGATCATCGGTCTATCCTCTCGCTCGTGTGGCAAAGGTCGGCCGCCACGTCCGCCGCCACTGGCGCGCGGGCGAGACGGTCGCCGTGAAGGTCGGGGCGAACCCGCGCTTGCTCTCGCGCGTGAACGCGCCATAGGGCCGCATCGGGACGGCGGCCGGACCGAGCCTAGTTATCATCCTCGATGCCTGTAGCCGCAAAGCTACACGTCCCGTTGGTGCTGTAGACCCGCACCACGTCCGCCGCGTTCACGGTGAAGGCGACACTCGAGGCCGCATCGTTCGCCTCGATCGGCTGGCCGTACGCAATGTAGTGCGCGTCCGCGATCGCCGCGCCCGCCGGGCTCACGGCAATGCGGAACGTGTCGGCCGTGCTGCGATTGCACACCAGCACGCGCACCGTGGCGTGCTTCGCGGTCGGCACAGTGTAGAGCGCCGTGAGCGTCGCCGCCGACGGTGCGCCCTGCGCCAGCATTCCATAGACGCGCATCAGTCCCCCAGGAACCAGGCCATCTGTTCAGCCTGCCGGAACAGCAGCGCGTGCGCCTGCTCGTCCGCCGCGTGCGCGGCCATCAAATTCCCGTGCGCGAACGGGTCGCCGTTGTGCGTCGCCACCGATGCGTCAATGCCCGCCTGCGCCGAGAGCGTCGCGACCGAGTTCCCGTCGCTCGTGACCGCGAGCCCGACGCCCACGGCATTGCGCGCATCGGCCTTGGCGAGCACTTCGACGACAAATTGCCGGAACCACGTCGCCGACCACGTATCGGGAATGCGCAGTGGGGTCTTTTCGAGGCCCGCCATCACGCCACCCGGAGCGTCGTGTCGAGCACGCGCACGGGCACCTGCGCATTGTCCACGCTCATGCGGTAGACCCGATCACGCGCCTGCCCGAGCCGGTGCCAGCGGACGATGTGCTTGTACTCTCCGGTACGCCCAAGCTCCCGCGGCGGCAGCGCGAGCCACGTATTGCCGCCGTCGTCGGATACTTCGAGCAGCACCGTCGGCACCTGGCCGAGCGGCGCGTCCCCGGTGCGCGCGATGAGTTCAAGCTCCGAATGCACGATGCGCCGGTTCGTGTCGTAGACCTGCGGGTAGGTCCACTCGCGGCGCAGCGTCCCGCCAAACTCCGTGTAGGTCGTGTCGGAGAGTGCGCCGACGTTTCCGGTGGTGCGCGACTGGACGAGTACCTTGCCGTAGCAGTGGCAGGCGCCCACAACGTCCCAGGTCGTCTCGCCGTAGGTCTGGCGCTCGTGCCATTCGCCCGGCGTCACGTCGAGCACCCAACAGGCGCCCGCCGTCGGGAAACGGAACACGCAGAACAGATGCCCGTTCCAGGTGTAGGGGAACGCTTCGCAGTCATCGACCCGGGTATAGCCCGCCAGTTTCTCCTCAACGCCGTGCTGCGAGACGCGCACGGGTGTCTGCCCGGTAAGCCGGCGAATCGTGCGGTCGTTCGCGAGCCAGAACACGGAGTTATCCTGCTTGACGACGCCCAGGCGCGCGAGACATCCGTATTCAAGGTAGCCGCCCGCCAGTCGCTCGAACGGGAAGCCCGAGCCCGCGCCCGAGTTCCACCAGATTTCCATGGTCTCCTGACCGAACAGCAGTACCTGACGGTGATCGACCTTGAGCGTCACGATGTCATCGGGCCACGCTTCCGCCGAGGCGAAGTCGAGGCCGTCATAGGTCGCCCCGTCATACAACTGCGAGCAGCCCCAGCGCTGCGTGCCGGACTCGGCCCACACCACGTAGCCGTCCACGTAGTCGATCGCCGAGAGCGCCGGGAGGTCCGGGTCGGTAATCGCCGAGACGGTGCCATTGGCGTAGATGTACTTGTTCGAGGTCACGATCTGCACGCCGTTTCCGGCGAATTGCAGTGTCGTGTTGCCGGGCAGTGTCCCGAGCGCCGTTTCCGATCCCGTCTCGTCGATCTTGTAGAGCGTGGTGCCGGCGACCGCGTAGAGCGTGCCGCGCATGACGAACAGCCCGCGGCCCGTGCCGCTCACGGACGAAAACGGCGCGATGCCCGGCGCGCCTACGAGTTCCACAGGCCCCTTGCTGCCCGTCGAGGTCTGCGCGTACACGTTCACGAGCCGCTGCGGGCTGCGCGATGGCTGCGCGTAGGAGGCGACGGGGAGGCGGATGGACGGCATCGGTCAACCCGTCTCGATGTCGAAGGTGCGGAGTCCGCCCGGCAGATGCGACATGTCCTGCTCGGGCATGCGGTCATAGACAGCCTGGGTGAGCAGCCGCCGGTAGTAGGTCTCGGTCCGGCGCGTGCAGCGTCGGGCCGCAGGGGAAATCGTCCGCCGGCGATGTCTGGACGAAGTACCCGACCTCGATACCATGCTCGGACCATTCCTCGAGCATGTCGTTGAGCGTCACCAGTCCGTCGGCGCCCTGTTCGGCCGAGAGCGTCTGCGTTTCGGTGAGCACGCCGAGCAGGCGGAGTGCGTCGGCAATGATCGCGGCATTGGTGGCCATCAGTAGCTACACCTCGCGCATGGCAAGCCTGCCGCCATGCGACTGATCGCGCCCTCGCGCCAGGCGCGGAGGGTCGGATGGTTGTAAATCTCGCGGAGCGTCTGCGTGTTCACGTCCCCGAATCCGTAGCGCGCCTCGCCGTCCATGCAGCACAGGCTCGCCTTGCCCGTGGCCGTGATCGACAGTTCCCACCAGCGCCCGCAGGGCCTGTCCGGGACTGCCGGATCGTCCGTGGCCGTGAAGTCGATCCACGCATCGCGCTTGATGATCGTCGGCCGGAACTTCGGCCATCGCCATTGAACGTAGCGACCGAAGTCCGCATCCGGGCCGACCCGCGAGACGACGACGGGATGCGGGAACGGCCGCGCATGCAGCGCATCGAGCCGCCGAGCGGTGCGCTCGAAGTCGAGTCCCATCAGGGATTCATACTCGACCGGCCGATGCGTGTTGAGCGACACCCATAGATGCGCCACGTTCGACAGGCGCGCCAACTCGTCAATGTGCCGATCCGTCAGGGCTGAACCGTTGGTGAACAGCCGCAGGACGGCCTTCGGCACCTTCTCGTTCATCGCCCGGCACAGCGGCAGCAGTCGCTTGTCGAGGAACGGCTCGTTCACCTTGAACGGCGAGAAATAGAACGGGAGGGCAAACGTCGCCATCTCGTCCACCAGTCGCGCAATCACCTCATCCGGCAGTCTCGCGCCCTGCCGCTCGATCCCCGGATACGGACAGAACGTGCATCGCGCGTTGCACAGCGCCAGCGTTTCGAGCGCCACCTCGTGCGGTTGCGCCCCATAGTGCGTGCGCAGGTCCGCGAGCAGCGTCACTGCTTCTGGAGCACAAAGAATAGCTGCGGTCCGCTCTCCCGCATGGCGATCGTACGGAAATCGGCCTTGTAGACCGGCCGATAGTCGCTCGCCGCTGTCTTGCCGACCTGCTCGCGGTAGAAGTCCTGTTCGAGAAACATCAGGCTCTTGGGCGCAATGATTCGCGTATGCCCGGGATCGCCCCATGCCCACTCGTTGTCCCACAACGGCACCGATGCGCAGAAGTACCCGGCCGGCTTGAGGATGCGCCAGAATTCGGAGAACTGCGCGAAGAAAAAACGGTAGTCGCCTTGAGTGCCACAGTGCTCCAGCACCTCGTAGGCGTGGATTTCATCAAAGGCCGCATCCTCGAATGGGTACGGCAACACATTCAGGTCATGCACCACATCGGGCGCATGCTCGGCGAACACGTCGAGCGTCGTCACGTTCTGGAACACGGGCGGGATCGCATCGAACTGGATCGCCTTCTCGCGCCGGCTTCCCGCGCCGATCAGCAGCTCCCGGCGCACGGGTTTCAGGACCGCACTCATGCCGCCGTACTCGTGGCTTTTCGGGCATCTTCCTCGGCGATCTTCTCCGAGATGAATTTCTTGTAGTTCCCCTCGTATCCGCCGTGCGTGAAGTCGAGGTCTGGCCATATCGGGATGGGCTTCCCGTAGTGCTTGCGATAGTCGTCGCAGAACGCGAAGTCCTCGCCGACAAAGCGGCCCTTCTCGTCGATGTAGGTATAGAACAGGCGCGGGACGAAGCCCTGCCCCTGAATCTCGATCTTCGGCGCCTTCTCCGCGAGTGTCGCGAGCACTTCGCGAGAAATGCACATGAAGCCCGTCGGCGCACGATCGGCCATGACCCATTCGCCGCCCGCCGCGTCCTTTTCAATCCACAGCCCGCCCTGCTCCGGGTGTTGAGCGAGCGCGACGGGATAATCCTCATCCTTCTGCCGCCGCCGGTACGCCCCGGCGCAGATGGGATGCCCCGACTTCGCGAGCCCGACGAAGGCACGCGGCTCGAACTTGAGGTCCGAGTCAATGAAGAACAGGTGCGAGCAGTCCTGTAGATCGTCGAGCGTGAGAAACCAGTGCGCGAACAGGTTGCGCGTCAGGTCGATGAACGCCCCGCCGCGCATGACGGCTGCCGAGAAGTACACCTGATACAGCGGGCAGCAGAATGCCGCTTCCGCGAGCGACTGCGAATACACGTCATCCACGCGCCCGTTGTAGGCAGGCGTGGCCACGTATACGTGCGTCTTGGGCTTTTTCTGGCCGAGCCGTCGTTCCGTCATGGTCACTCCGTCAAAGAGGGGGCGGGTTGCCCCGCCCCCAGGTCGGTTACACCGTCAGCAGGGAATCGGTCGTGCGATGCACCACGGACAACTCGGGGTAGAGCCCCGCGAAGCCCGCCAGCACGTCGATGCGGCACGGGATCGTGTCCGAACCGATGGCGTACTGTCGCGCGATGCGCATCGAAATTCCGTCCATGCTCTGCCGCGCGCCCCACGCGCCGTACCTCGACACGTCCTCGAGGTCGGCCGTCGCAAAGACGAACGCATCCTCGTGGAAGAAGAGGTCTTGAGCGAAGGCCGTGTTGACCGCACCGACCAGGCTCACGGCGGCGCCGGACGCCACCGTGGCACCCGACAGGACGACGTTCTGATAGCCGTTACCGCTGCCGGTCATGGTGCCCGGCTTGACGGTGACGGCGTAGGCCGAGGCCGCCGTGGTGAGCGTCACATTCGACTGAACGACGAAGGTCCTGAGCCGACCCGTGCTGGCCTTCGACTCGGGATGCGCCGCGTAATGGTTCGACAACGTGATGAGGTCGCCCGCCTTGAGCGTGGTGGCCGAGTTCGCGCCCGTGACGCTGATCGTGGTCTGCGAGACCCACGAGTTCGCCGTCGTGGTCGTGTTCGCCTCGCCCGTCACGACCGCCGAGCCCGCGAGCGTGCCCGTCGTGTGTGACGGCAGCAGCGTGTTCTCGTACACGTCGAAGCCGCCCGTGCGACCCATGCGCCCCTCGCGGTACTGCTGCGCGATGTTGTCGCTCGCGTGGAACAGGCCCTTGACGGCATCGAGGAATTCGACCTTCGAGGCCGGATTCAGCAGCGCCGTGCGGTTCGACAGTGGCGAGAGTTCACGCGCGAGCTTGGCGCCCGCCGCCTGGAAATAGGCGTACGTCATCTTGCTGTTGGTCGTCGCGTTGACGTACCCCGGCGTGAGCTTGTAGGCCGCATCGAGGCAATCGCTCTCGATCTTGGCCGCGAGTTGCGCAATGGCCGGCTCGATGATCCGCTCGGAGAAGTTGTCGAGGCTCATAGTGAGTTCGACCGACGTGAACGACACGTCCACGCCGTACTGGCTCGACACGGTGAGCGGGGTCGATCGCTCGACGTGATCCTGCGCCGTCAGGGTCGCCCCGGTGCGGACCGTGTACTTCGACGGCATGCGGATGTTGAGCGACGTGCCGATCTTCGCGCCCGACTGCGCGAAACGGTCATCGTAGTCGCGCCGGACGTTGCCGACGAAATTGAGCTTCTGGTGGAGAACCCTGAGCGCTTCTCTCGTGATGGCGGTCGGCGTCAGAATCGTGTTAGCCATGGTCTACTTCCTGGCCCAAGGGGCCTCGTTTTTCGCAATCTGCTTGTTCCGCCACTTGAGCCACTCATCGACGCCCATATCGTCGGGTGTCTTTGTGACACCCGGTTCCACGGCATCGACCTTCGGCGTCGGTGGCGGTGCTTGTGTGACGTGGGAGGGACGCGCCTTCGCTTCCTTCGCTGCCTG